AAATGGGATAGAATCGCAGGCAAGTATTATCCTTTATCAATAGACTTATATAACAAGGAGAAAGAAAATGAATGAAGCAAACGCAATAAACTTTGAAGATGATCAATTGGAGAGAGTGAATGACTCTGGACTCCTGAGCATCGCGGATTGTTGTCAAAGATTGGTCGATCTTGAGAACGAAGCATCCACCCTCGAAGATCAATTGAAGCATATAAAAGAAGAAATGTTAAGTATCAGGAACGAAAAAATACCTGCTATAATGCAAGAAAAGAACTTGACACAACTCAAATTAAATGATGGTAGCTCCATCGAAATTAGAAATTTTTACGGAATTAGTGTACCTAAAGACCCTGACCAAAGGGCTGAGGCGTACCAATGGCTTCGTGACAACAACTTAGGTGATATCATTAAAAATGAAATCTCAGCTAGGTTCGGTCGTAACGAAGACGGAAAGGCATTGGATTTTTCCAAGTTAGCCACCGCCAATGGGTATGAGGTTCAACAAGATTTAAAAGTTGAGCCCATGACCCTTAAAGCAACTCTTCGGGAACTGCACGAAAAAGGTGCAGATCTACCGCCTGAAGATATATTTAAAACGTTTGTTGGTAGGCAAGCAAAAGTAACAAGGAAAAAATAACAATGAATAAAGTACAAAAAACAACGGACAACGCTGTAGCAACTGTTGATACAAATATGTTTTTAGCAGATGCGCAAACACAGAGCGGCCTTGAGAACATTAACTCCGCCGATGACCAAGCACTTCCATTTTTGAAAGTGTTGAGTCAGTTATCTCCTCAGTGTAACAAGACAAGTAATAATTATGTTGAAGGTGCAGAACCTGGCATGATCTATAATACTGTCTCAGGTACATTAGCTGATGGAGAACAAGGTATTGATGTAATACCTTGCCACTATAAACGTGAGTTTATAGAGTGGGGCGAACGTGGTAAAGGCAGCGGTGCTCCTGTAGCGATTCATGGTGCTGATTTTGATATTAGTCAAGCTCCAAGAGATGCTAACTTTCAAAACAGAATGCCTAGCGGTAATGTCATTGATGACACTGCGAATCATTATGTATTGGTTGTTAGTGAAAATGGTTATGAGCAAGCGCTTCTAACTATGAAAGCTACGCAAAGAAAGGTTTCACGTAAGTGGAACTCCATGATGCTTGGCTTAAAGATGCAAGGTAAGAATGGGCCGTTTACGCCTCCTTCTTATAGTCACGTCTATAAGCTAAAAACTGTACCACAGTCCAATTCTAAAGGAACGTGGTTTGGTTGGGACATACAAAAAGTTGGTCCTGTAACAGATAAGGGGACATACGAAGCAGCTAAATTGTTTTCACTAGGTGTAGGCAAAAATACTGTCAAAGTGTCTCACGAAGAAGAAGCTCAAGCAGCAACTTCATCGTCATATTAAATACTAGGGCGGCGTAAGCCGCCCTTTTAATAAAGGGGCAGAAATGAACATAGAGAAATTTATAGAGATATTTAGTGGGTTAAATATTGCCTATGGCAGATTTATACCTGAAGATAAAAATGCTGCAGGAAAACTGCAAGGAAAGAATCAAATTATTAGAGAACCAAACGGACTTCCAAAAAAATTATGGGAGGATCATCTTAATGGTGTCACTAGTCTTGGAATCATACCTATTAATGAAAACAACCAATGTCGTTGGGGGTGTATTGATATTGATAAATACAACGGCTTTGACCATTTAGAATTAATTAAAAAAATTAGAGAACAAGGTCTGCCTCTTGTTGTGTTTAGATCAAAAAGTGGCGGAGCACATGTTTTTATGTTTTTCACTGTCCCTGTGAAAGCGAGTCTCGTACAATCTAGGTTAAAGGAGTTTGCTTCTTTCCTAGGTTGTGCGGGCTCTGAGATATTTCCAAAACAAGTAAAGTTACTCTTGGATAAAGGACAGACAGGAAACTATTTAAACTTACCTTACTTTGAAGGTAATAGAAGTGAAAGGCATGCTTTAGACGACGAGGGTAATCCTTGTACATTAGATCAATTTTTAAAACTTCATCAGAAGTACGCTCAAAACAATGCAGACATAGAGTACCTAAAGTTTGATGATAAATTTAAAGACGGTCCACCTTGTTTAAATACTTTGTTTAATAATGGCGTCCCTGAAGGCGGCAGAGATGAGACAATGACTAACGTAGCTGTGTTTTTAAAGAAATCAGGTAAAACAGATTTCTTGTTTGAGCTCGGGGCAATAAATAATGAAATGTGTGATCCTCCTTTGTCTCAATCAGATATAGAGAAAATAGAAAAGTCGGTTAAAAAGAAAGAGTATGACTATTCGTGCAACAAAGAACCTTTATGTTCAAATTGTAATAGAGGAGAATGTTTTAAACGTAAGTTTGGTAAAGGTGAAACAGAGTTGGACGTGGTTCCTACGGGGTTAGAAAAGTATGGATCAGAACCGCCTCTATGGTTTCTGTCTTTAGATGGAGTCACTAAACCTTTAGAGCTTGAAACAGAAGACTTACAAAATCAAATTAGGTTTCAAAGAAGATGTATGGAACAAATAAATACTATGCCTAAAATAATTCCTGTCCCTCGATGGGTTGAAAAGATTGGTGCAATATTAGGTAATACCACAGAAACTCCTATTAAGGGAGTAAGTAATACTGAACAGTTTATTGAGTATTTAAAAGAATGGTGCACTAACAAAGGTGCTGCAGAAACTAAGGATGAGTTAGCTTTGGGTAAACCATGGTTAAACAGAGAAGCTAATCAAGATCGTAAGCATCACTTCTTATTAAAAGATTTAGAAAACTTTTTACAAAAGAAAAAATTTACAGTGTTTCAAAGAAACAAAATGGTGCGTACTATTGAACAAGAATTAAAGGGTGTTAAAAAAACTATTCGTATAACTAAAGCTGATGGGGATGTTTTTTTAAAAGTGTGGACTGTGCCAGAATTTATTGACGAATTGGAAGATGTCCAAGCGGCGATTCCTGATATGAAAGAGAAAGAATCATATTAATGGCTAAAGTAATAAAAGTACTTGGCCCACCAGGAACAGGAAAGACGACAACTCTTCTTAATTATGTGCAGACAGAAATGGAGACTATCCCTATAGATAGGATTGGGTATTTTTCTTTTACTCGTAAAGCTGCAAATGAAGCACGTGATAGAGCTATTGAAAAATTTGGTTTAGATAAAAAAAGTTTTAAATGGTTTTCAACATTGCATTCATGTGGCTATCATTCAATTGACCAAGAAGGACGAACTGTTATGGGTAAACCGCAGTTTAAATCTTTTGCTGATAAAATTGGTCTTAAAGCAAAATTAGTAATTGATACTGAAACAGGGATGTCTGATAACGTTTATCTTAACCAACATAACTTGGCACGTGCGCGTGGTATACCGTTAGAGAAACATTATAGAAAGTATGTTGACACAACATTAGTTGAATGGAAGTACCTTGAACACTTATCAACGGCCTACGATCAATTCAAAGAATTAAACAGATACATTGACTATGCTGATATGATTTATGAAGCGGTTAATGAAAACTTATTACCTATATTAGATGTAGTATTTATTGATGAAGCACAAGACCTAACACCTCTACAATGGGCAATGGTTGAACACTTTGCAGCAACATCACAAAGACTATATTTAGCAGGTGACGATGATCAAGCAATTTACAGATGGCTTGGAGCAGATGTTGAAAGATTTATAGAATACCCTGCAGAGGAAATAGTATTACCAAAATCATACAGAGTTAAAAAAGAAGTACAAGCATTCGCACAACAAATAATAGGTGTTACTAAGAATAGAATTGAAAAGGTGTGGGAACCTCAAGAGGAAGAAGGCAAAGTTAAGTACCACCAAAGCATTGATAGTGTTGATCTTTCTAAAGGCAACTGGTTATTACTTGGAAGAGATAAATTTATTTTAAATAAACTAGAAGAAGAATGTCGTAATCAAGGACTCTGGTATGAAAAGCAAGAATACAAAAATATTGTCAAACCTATTGCGCAAAGAATGTTCGAAGCTGTCATCGGCTGGAACGATTTAGTAAATGGTGAAATGATAGATAAGAAAACTATTAAGAAGATTTTCTTTTATAAAAAAGTATCTGACAAATATGAGACAGAATTAGAAAAGATGAATGATTCACATTTATATGACCTAGATACTTTAAAAATTTTATTTGGTCCTTTTAGTGTTGGAGAATGGCAATACGCATTAGAGAAAATAAACATTCAAGATCGTGCATATTTAATGAGACTTGGTTTAGGTGATGAAGATATTACCAAAGACCCTAGAATAAAAATCTCAACTATTCATGCTGCAAAAGGCGGCGAATGTGATAATGTATTATTAACAACTGACATGAACATAAAGACATACACATCATATCAGAAAGATTCTGACGACGAACAACGCGTCTTTTATGTTGGTGCAACTAGAGCAAAGGAGGAATTGCATGTGTTGTTACCACAAACAACAATGCATTTTAGATTAGCGTTATGAAGAAAAAGAAACATGATCCGGTGAATCACCCATCACATTATAATCAAGGTGATATTGGTTGCATTGATGCAATCAAGGCGTGTCAAGGCTACGGCTTTAGATATTATTTACAGGGCTCAGCTATAAAATATATCTGGCGCCATGAATATAAGAAAAAACCTATAGAAGATTTAGATAAAGCTATTTGGTTTTTAAATAAACTTAAAGAGCAGTATGAATAAATTTGTATACAATGAGCCCACTGAGTGGACACCTAAGGAATACTTTCCTGACTTATCTAATGAAAAATTAATCGCAATCGACTTAGAAACTTGCGATACGAATCTAACAACTCACGGTTCTGGTTGGGCCACTGGTAATGGTTATGTAACCGGTATCGCTGTAGCAACTGCTGATTGGGAAGGTTATTACCCTATTAATCATAACGGTGGTAACTTGGATAAGAAAAAAGTTTTAGATTGGTTTAAGGGTGTTGCTAAACTTGATTGTGATAAAGTGTTCCATAATGCATCATACGATATAGGGTGGTTAAGAAGTCTAGGGATAACGGTCAACGGTAAGGTACATGATACAATGATCTCTAGTGCGTTGATTGACGAGAATAGATACTCATTTACATTAAATAGTTTAGCTAAAGATAAATTAGGTAGAACTAAAAATGAAGATTTACTAATAGCTGCAGCTAAAGAGTTTGGTGTTGATCCTAAAAAAGAAATGTACAAATTACCATCTATGCATGTTGGAGAGTACGCGGAATACGATGCACGGCTAACGTACGATCTTTATCTTTTAAACAAAGAAGAGATAGTTAAACAAGAACTAGAAAACATATATGATTTAGAAACAAGACTGCAACCTTGTCTAATAGACATGAGAGCTAATGGTGTGCGAGTAGACTTGGACCAAGCGGAGGTTGCTAAGAAACAACTTGCCGCTAGAGAAAAGCAATTAATGTTAGAAATCAAGAAGATATGCGGTTTGGACATAGAGATATGGGCCGCAGCATCCATTGCAAAAGCATTTGATAAACTAAATATTAAGTACCCTCTAACTGCAAAGAGTAAAGCACCTAGTTTTACAAAAAACTTTTTACTTAATCACGAACACGAGATTGCACAAAAGATAGTAGAAGCAAGAGAGATGAATAAAGCTAATACAACATTCATTGACACTATACTCCGACACCAACACAAAGGTAGAATACATTCTGAGATTCATCAAATGAGAAGTGATGACGGTGGCACGGTGACTGGAAGATTCAGTTACTCTAATCCTAACTTGCAACAGATTCCAGCACGTAATGAAGACATAAAGAAAATGATTCGTAGTCTGTTTATTCCTGAAGAAGGAACACAATGGGGAACGTTTGACTATTCACAGCAAGAACCAAGATTAGTTGTGCATTATGCATATTCAGATGGCCTTGATGTAAATACAATTATCAACGGCTACCGGGAAGGTAAAGCAGATTTCCATAAGATGGTTGCAAAGATTGCACAAATCCCAAGAGGCCAAGCTAAAACAATTAATCTAGGTCTATTCTATGGTATGGGAAAAAATAAATTAATGACCGAACTTGGTATTGAAAAAGAAGAAGCAGAAGAAATAATTTCAGTTTATCAAAATAGAGTACCGTTTGTTAAACAGCTTACTTATAATGTTATGGATAAAGCATCTGCTCGTGGTGAAATACAAACATTGCTAGGAAGACATTGTCGTTTCCCTTTCTATGAGCCAAGAGAGTTTGGTAAAAAAGGTTTTTATAAAACAAGAGAAGATGCAATTGATGCGTTGGGTCACGGTAATTATAAACGTGCTGGTACTTACAAAGCATTAAACAAGTTAATTCAAGGGTCTGCAGCTGACCAAACAAAGAAAGCAATGGTAGACTTGTATGAACAAGATGGTATCATACCTCATATACAAGTGCATGACGAATTAAACATATCAGTTGAAACAAAAAAGCAGGCACTTAATATAAAAAATAAAATGGAGAAATGTGTGGAGCTACACGTGCCGAGTGAGGTGGACTATGCTTTAGCTAAAAACTGGGGAGATGCAAAATAATGGATAATAAAAAAGTTGTAGATGTATCTCTATGCCCTAGTTGTCAGCGCTTAACTACCATGAAAAAAATAAAAGAAGATAAATACTTCTGCAGACTTTGTCGTGAAATCTTTAAACAATTCAAAAACGGTAAATTAATTTATATACCACTTTCAGTATCAGACGCTATAGAGCGCACAAAAGAACAATTAAAGTTCGAGTTTGAAACAGACCCACAATTAGACATGGATATGGGCGTATCATTTGAACCTGAATTCGAAGACGACCTTGACAAACAATAAATAATCCCCCATATTATATATATCAGTAGCTTGATAAGTGCTGACACAAACAATTAACTGCTTAAAAGGAGGGTTATTATGACTTTTGACTTAT